TGCGGGTAGGTCTTCAGTAATTAGTACTGTCTCTGCTACATCAATGTAAGGATCTGTTGCATTCCATTCTGTAGTCACACCTACTAGTGGCTTCCTATAATCTACTTCAAGTTCTTCAGCAGCACCACGGTAATCACGTACCCATGTACCTACAGCAGTCATACGAAGAGTATCATCTGTAAGTAGGTCAATCTTTATAGTACCGGATCTGGTATTAAATACATAGAGGGAGCCATTACCTTCACTGTATGTACAAGGCTCTGCTACGGTAGCGTTGTAAGTATCTAATTGATTGCCCCATAGCTCTAGTCTTAGCCTATCTGAACTTACCTCTGCTCCTCTGATATAGGAAGGAGCAGTATGGCCTATAGTATAGAATCTTATCTCTCCAGCATCCTCTTCACACAGGATAGAGTAGTTGTCTCTGAAGGCAGGAGTCTGCCATACATAGCTAGAACGTAGGCTATCTGCTAAAGAGCTTAGGAATGTCCCTGCTCCATCTGTTTCCTGCACAATAGGACGCCTACGTCTACGAGTTCCATCTCGTAGTATCTCGTAGTTGGCCTCATCAAGATTGCTCTGCTCCGTATTCATCAAAGCATTACCATCTGTTACTAACCCTGCGATACTAGCAGAGGATACTTTGGTGTATGGAGTTACTGCCATAATGATTCCCTATTTCTTTTTCTTAGCTGCTTTTTTAACCGACTCTGACCATGCTCTGTCAACCTTAGCAATAAGAGATCTGCCTCTAGTATTATTAGCCCTCTCTCTTGCTATAAGTTCTGCTCTACGTGTGTAGCTCTTAGTAATACTCCGATAAATACCAGATGGAAGAGGTGGAGTTGGGTTCTTACTCATAGAGCTTTGATGAGTAGCACTACCTCCTCTTACATCAGAGGCAGAGACTCTACCAGCAGCAGCTCTTTTCTTAGCAGCCACAGCATTACCTTCTTTCCTAGCAGTAGTACCAATACCTATAGGTGCTTTAGTATTACTTTTTGTTTTCTTCTTTGCTTTATTTGCTGCCATAATGATTCCTATTTCTTAGTTGACTTCTTCTTCTTACGATTATTCGTTTTACTATTAAAAGAATCTAAAGTAGTATTCACTTTACTAATCTTCTTACTAACTATCGCATCAGACATATCCATTAATCTGCCTGCTGCTAGCTTTCCAGTAAGTCTTGGGGACCAGGTATCATTGCCCCTTTCTGATTTAAGGTAGGCTTGATGTCCACCAGATGCTCCTCGTACTGCGACACTGGGCATTCTCTTCTTCTTTACTGTCTTCTTCTTTGCTGCCATGTTACTTTACCTGTTGGTTGTAGGCTAATACTCGGTCCTGTAGCTTGGATAACTCTGAGTGCATACCACCCATAGGGGCAGGAGCTACACCACCTGCTAGGTTACGTACTTTGTACAGTCCACCAGGAACTGGGATGATCTTCAGTCCCTTATTATCAGGAAGACCACATCGTATGTTAACGGAAACGTCCGGCCCCGTTAGTCCTATCCGTCGTCTTGAACCTTCCTGATCCAATTGGTCTGGTGTAGCCCTGATCCGAACCGTCTGTAATACTGGCGAAGTGTCTGTTTCGATGGGTTTGTCTTTCACTTCTTCTACTTCTGACTTCGTTGGGGATTTGCCTTTGTTCATAACTGTTGATTTCCTTGATCATATTCATGTATTGTGGGAATAGCTTCACTGGTACTTGAGGTATAAAGCTATCATTAAGTTCAAACTCTGGGATAATGTAGGCAAGTACTAGAGAGTTATCATTATATAATGTATCATCTCCCTGTACTATTGTATCAATAGAATCAAATACTAAAGTCACATCATCAAAACTAGTCCAGCACTCAGGGTGCTTATCATTACGATAGGGGATACGTACATTACCATCAAGTACATTCTCTCCTACGTTACTCTCACCTACTCGTAGCTGTAGCTGTGTGTCTAGGAATTCTTCCTTACTTACATAGGGTACATCCTCAAAGTATGTATTACCTGAACTGTCTGTTTTCTTATAACGAACATCCTTAATATCTGTAGCATTAACAGGTATGCTCATTACGGTAGCCTTAGTTGAATCACTAAGACCTACTAATTGGGTAAGCACCTCGAACTGAGGAACTCGTTGGTAGGTAGCAAGTTCTAGGAACTGCTCCTGTGCAGTGATAGCTATCTGTTCACTCTCGATAGTCTCACCTATGGTATTAACCAAGTCTGAGTCCATACTACCTAACGTACTCTGGACTATCTCTAAGAGAGTCTTAGTGCTCATACTATCTCCTGATAAAAGGAGGCCCGAAGGCCCCCCATCCTACTACTACTACTACAGATCGGCGCTATCGCCACCACGGTACTTAGCAAGTACACCACCATCAGACTGAGACTCATTCTGGAGATAGGTGATCAATACAGTAGCGGTATCCCCAGCAGCAATAGTGCCTGCAATCTGAGTCTCTAATACTGTACTTACATCAATATCTCTTGAGGCCACCCATGCTCCTGCTGCTGGAGCCAGAGCTACAGGTGTCGCTGTAGCCCCTGCTGAGTCAGTCAGGGTAAGGGAAATGGTAGCACCAGTATCACTATAGGCCACCATGTCGGTGACAAAGCAACCTTTAGGGATTGCACTCAGTGTCTGGTTTCGAAAGTCTACTGCGAGAGTAGGTGACTGATCACCATCAAGCTGTAGGACTAGTTCTCTCCGTACCCACGACATAGGCCGTGAGGAAGGGGAGGTCTTGTTGGTCTTACGTGGACCATATGAAGTAGTTGCTAAAGTACCAACCACTCCACCTGTAATTACTACATTCTGTTCATCGCGTGCCATTGTTATTATCTCCTATTAATATACTGTTGCTGATACTAGGCAAGTAGCCAGTGTCTGTGGACGTTGCATACCGAAACCATAACGGGTGGTGACATAGTACACATCACGTCGTCGTGGCTCATCACGGTAATACGTTACAGATGGCTGTCGTCTCCATGCACTCATGTAAGGTGTCGTCATGTCATCTGCTACACACATAAACTGCATAGCATAGGCATCGGTAGCTGTCTTAACTCCTGCCTGTACACCTGTCTCACCTTCTGGGGCAGCAACACCGTCATTCAAGGTAGTGTTGATTGTCTCAGAGGCGATACGTGGTAGACGATTACTCATGTAGATATCTACACCAAAGATGTTCTTAATAAACTTCATACCTTTAGCAAAGCCTGTCTCTACAATACCTTCAAAGTGAGGGTTGTTAGATACGTTAGCAATGTTAGACAATCGGTTCAAGGACAACTCAGAGATAGGATCTACAATAGCAATGATACCCATATCAGGTGCCTTAGCTTTTAAGAACGCTGTCTTAGCATAAGAGAAGTCAGACAGACCCACTTCACCATTGGTGCCAGAGGCTACCCATCGATGTGCAAAGCCATTGATCTGGTTTGCATCACCCTGTGTCTGGCCTACTTCACCAGTCATAAGGAGATCAGTCTCATAGACTTCCTTCAATCCATGTAGCATCTTCATAGGGGTAGCAGCCATGAATTGGTCAACATAGTAACCATCCTCACGCTCCTCATCTGTCATCGAGATACCTGTTCCCTTGTGTTCACTGATCTCTAATTCGATACGACCTGTATCAATAGAGTCAACGGGAGTCTCTTGATCCTCGACTACATCTTTAATTACTACTTCACCAAACGTTGGGATCAGTAGTTTGGACCCATCTGGAAAGTCTGAGACATCTCGTGCCAGACCTTCAGGTAGGAATCCTTCGGTTAATTCATCGCTTATAATACCGGAGAATACAATCTCCCGATTTAGTGCCTGCGAATTCGCAGTAGTGTGACCACTCATAATTTATTATCCTGGGTTAGAAAGGGCATTCATGCGCCTTGTTATCTCTGCTAAACGATCCTTCGAGTTCATCTTCATGACAGACTTGTACCCTACTGGGGCTGCAATTCCACCTTGTCCAATGTTACTCATAGTACTTGATCGAGTTGTATCTGGTTTGGTACTAGCTGTTCCCTCAGGAATGAATACCTTTCTGAATATCAAGGGCTGGTTCTCAGCCATTGCTACTGCTTGATCGGTAGTGATCCCTGCCTTAGCAGCCATCTCATCTATCTTTGTACCAAAGTCAGTACCATAGGCAGCTTGTGCATCAGCAATACAGGCGACCTTATTGGCCTCCTGTTGCTCCTGTACTCGCTTACCTTCTATCGTATCAACCGCTGCTTGGATAAGTTCTTCCTTACTGATCTCCTGTATGGGAGCTGGTTCGGGCATGACAATTGGTTGAGCAACAGATTGTTGTTCTACCAGCCTATCTAAAGCATCTGCATGATTACGATTCTTCTCTAGCGCCTCAATTCTGTCCAGTAACTTTAATGTTGCTGCATCCTTATCGGCATTTTCCTGCTCAAGAGTCTGTATATGCGTGTCGGCATGTTCAATCTTCTTGGCAGCAGCTTCAGGTTTATAGATCTTTCCACCTACCACAATGGAACCGTCTTCCAATGTAGTAGATACCTGTGGCTGTGTAGCAGTAGTGGTCGCTACTGTCTGTTCAAACGTTGGTTCTTGTGCAGGTGCTTGGTCTGCTACTGCGTTACTAAAATCTGACATTTGTTTTCTCTAGGGTTGTTGTGGGCCTAAGCCCTCGGGGTCATCGAGTTGCTGTTGGGCAATGCTGGCTTGATCCACCATCCCTGCCGCAGCTTGTTGGAGCTGTTGTGTTTCTACTTGCTCATACAATCTTCCAAACGGCTCCATTACTCCGTCGCTTTGTCCAAAGCCTCCGAGTAAGGAGTTGAAAGCCAGTGCTAACTTACGTGGAGGGAAGTGCATCTTCATCTCTGGATCTGTTGCCAGTACCTGCATGAAGTTACTTAGCTCCTGTACCATCCTAGCCTGTTGAGCGTAGTGCTGTGCTCCCTTGGCTATTAGGTTACCTAAGTTTTTAATAATAGCTGGAGTAATCTCTTCAAATACATCACCCTCTTCTCTTGAGGATAGTACCTGTAGATTATAATCCAGATGTACCTTAGCTAATTCTAGTTCAGCATTAACCGAAGGTTCAATAATCTCTCTCTCAAACTTCTTAATACGATTCTGAAATAACCTAGCTGATCCATTGATCCTCTCTGCTACCTCGAACTTAGTCTGCTCACCTGGGGTCTTGAACCCAAAGGCTTCTGGTGGTACACCTGCATACTCTTCCATCTTACGCTCTAGGTTAGAGAGCTGGAAGTCAGCATTGAGTACTGTAGTATCAGGAGATACATTACTAACCATCCCATTCTCATGTGAATAATAGTGCATACTCCCATCAGACTGTTGTTTAGCATCATCTATTCCTCTGAAGAACTTGTCTGGGCTAACCATCTTATCAAAGGCATCAGCCTTAGTATTCTGTAGATGATTGATCATATACTGTATACCTGTCAGGTTCTGCAATGGACCCATGCCCAGTAATGTACCAGGCTTATCTCTCCATGAACTATGATAAATATAAGGCTTACCATCCCATGTCTCGATAGGCTCATCCATCAATACCCACTTACGATCTATGACTACGATCTTACGATTGAGGTGCATAGTCTCACTGGCTGTATCATAGATGCTACCGTAGAACGTTAGTAGCTCTACTGAATCACCTGCTCCAAAGTAATCAGAGTTAGTGATAACACCATCATAGGATGACTCACCCCACTCCTCACCTATCATATCAGGGTAGTTAGATACATAGTGTCTGAAAGCCTGTGCCTTATCCAGTACCATCCGATACTGTGGGTCCAGTGTCTCATCCATTATGTCTTTAGCTATGTCTCCTCTGGTCTGGATAGACTGGATGATCTTCCAGCTATCATGAAAAGAACTAGCCTGTGTGTTAAAGCCTACTCTAGTTGGCTCTAAGCGTCGTATCTGCGGACCTATGTAGCCCTTACGTAGGATGCCGTTATCGTCTCCAGCAGTCTCTGACTTCCAGATACCCTCTAGGAAACAATTACCTTCATCTACCCAGTCTCTGAGTAGTGTACCCATCTCTCTCTCATAGCCTGATAGCTGGTGCCTAGAGTGTATGTAACGCTCTATCAGACGTTTGTTTGTCTGTGTGTTGGCTTCCTTATCTCCGGCTTGAAACTGTAACCACTGATCATGAGGGAACATAGCATCAGAGTAATGAGCCTCTAGGGTATCAGCTACCTGTGTGATCTTTGGGAGGTGTGTGCTGTGGCTTAAAGGGTTACTGCTATTACTAGTAGTCCTAGTGTCCGTAGCATACCTAAACCTTTTAACTTCAGCTACCTCTGATCTCCAGCTCTGTCTCTCAGGACTAGCTATCCACTGTGCCCACCTGTCGCTTACGTAGGATGCAAGAAAGTCTATATCATCTCTAACCTCTTCAAAGTTAAGGTCTTGTACTTCACCTGTCATGCTCTACGTCCTCCACATCTGCTAGAAGCAGCTATTATATTATTTTCTTTATCACCTGAGAAAGCCCATAGAGATTTAAAAGGTTGTTTCAGTTTAGTGATGCCCATAGTTACAGCATCAAGTAAATCATCATGAGCGCTTCTCTCTTTTACAATTTGCTCTTCAAGCTCGACTGTCCATCCTCCTTTATTATGAAGTACTATACCCTGTTCATAACGAGGTAGTGTAATAGAGGCATGTCTCTCTGCTTTTGAGATACCCCTGAGTGCTGCTTCTCCTGTCACAATTAAAGAGTATCCGTCCATTCTTAATTGCTCCTTCAAGCCTTCAGCTATTACCTTACCTGCATTCTCTAATTCTATATCTACTGTCTTGAATCCCCACTTCTTCCATAGCTGGATTATCCAATCATAGTATACTGTACGTTGGTCTGTCTGGAACTGTTCTAATTGAAGTACATAATAGAACCCTTCTGTATCTATACCTACTACAGCCAGTGCTGTGAAGTCAGCCTTCTTTGCATTACGACTACTTGCATCTGTAGTAGCTGCATCCATAAAGCAACCAATCGTTAGTTTCTTACCTGAGTATTCCCAGTGTGTCTGCTTCCAGAGTAGTAGCTTAGGGTTGAAGTAATTGAATCCATCATATCGTAGCCTATGACTGGATGGATCATTTGCTTCCATGTAGTACTGGGCATAGAACTGTGCGCTCTCACCGTTGCTGACATACTCTGCTTTCTTCTTACTGATAGAACGTATGTCCCATCCAAACCATTCCTTCAGACCTGGGTTCCAGACTCTAGGCCATAGGTATGTACCTGCTCCGTCTCCCTGATCCTCTACTCTGTGTTCGATGACATGCCATAGGTTCTTTTCTCCTAGGTACTTACCATCATCGGTGTAGTCCATATAGGTAGCATCCTTCCAGACAGCGTACTGATCTTTGGGATGATAGACAGTACCTACTGCTGTCATAAGGGCGTTGCTCTTAGCAAGGGAGACAGCTTCTGATGCCCCCTTACGTACCTCTCCTCGGCCTAGCTCGGTGTACGCATTATTAGGTACAACCAAATCGTCATATATAATTTCATCAGGGTGTCTCCCAGTTTTATCTGCCTTGACTGTCTTTACTGCTATCGTCTCATCTCGTATGTTACGTTCTCTTCGTAGTGGGTGGTCTACATTGATAGCTAGCCCTGTCCACTTATCTCTTCTTCCCATCTCTGGCATGAAGTGATCAGGCCAAAGGGTACGGAACTCTCTGGACTGGAAAATGTTCTGTATAAAAGACATCTGTAATCTACCTAGATCCTCATTCGCTGATATGTACAGGAGAGTATAGGCCGGATTACGTGCTACTCTCCAAGTACTATAGACTGCTACCATTACACTCTTGAGATGATCTCGTGGTATTAGAGCTAGGATATTAGGCTTTGTCTGTGCCCTATCCTGTGCCCCTATTAGTCTAAACACATCCTTGTGTATATCCCCAAATGAATAATGAGGAAGGACAAAGCGTGCATACATCCAAAGGTCGCCTTCAAGCAGTGCCCTTCTCTCATCTTTAGTCATTAGTTATTCCAGTTACCCTAGGTTATCAAAACATCTTTAACATAAAATTCCGTAGTAGCACTCGGTGACCAGTCGTCTGTACCGCCCCCATGCCACCCACCAAACAGCAGAACATTAGAATAATTTGCATTACCGAAATCAAGACCCGTCGCATCTATTTCAAGAACGTCGTTAACGTAGCCTTGAATCGTTCCATTAGCCGCGTCTATAATCATTTTCAGATCATAGTCTACGTTCGTCAATAAAGGCACACCGTTGGCTACTTGTCCGATTGTGTCGGGATGTATTGGACCAGTAACACCTATCAGTTCCTCACCTGTAACCTGTGTGCCTCGGTTTTGGTGATAGCTATATATTTTAAATGTCTCGCCTCTCCATATCCAACGCACAGACCAGGATTCGATATTAGTGGTGCCGCCTGAGCTTATATATTCACTTGGTCCCGTTCTGCCTGCCAAACCAAATCCAACTTTCCCATGATCCGACCAATGTGCCCCACCACCAAAATCAAACCCCGTAGGGAAGTGTACTGTCTGTTCTATCGTTCTTACTGACCCGTCGGTTGGGTAGTCGCTAATGAGTATAATTCTGTCTGAGCCTGTATTACCCGGGACAAGTGTAGCTTTTAACCAATTGTCGCTTTGGAAATCAACTATACCTGCATTAGCTTCATTACTATCATAATCGGTAGGA